TACAGTGGAGACAGCTTCTTTTCCTTTGTGCAAGACATACAGGATCAACAAGTAGCATGGGGAAGATCAGCAGGTTAAACGAATACCTTAGTGAAGTGTGTGACGTCCCCTTTGAGTGGGGTGTGCATGACTGCTTCACTTTTACTAATGGCGCTTGGAAAGCTATGTACGGACAAGGGTGGGCTGACGATTGGTTAGGTAAATACATGACCGAAGGTAAGCCCATGAGAAGAGATGAGCTGAGAAAGACATTTAGGTTTGGAGGTATTGACGCAGCCCTTAGATCAAGGCTCACACCTTACGACAGACCAGTTCTAGGCTCCCTAGTTACCACTGAGAGAAGTCAGAGGTGGATGATTGGGGTTGCTATGGGCATCTCTCTAGGTTCACGTTGTGTGTTCCTTAGCAAAGATGGCCTAATCAAATTAAACGCAGAAGACGTACAAAGTTCTTGGGGGCCAAATGTCAAGATATAAATTAGGTAGCTTAGTAGTACGAGATTGGAACTCTTGGGATAGAGTACCTCGTGATCCAGTTACTATCGGGGCTTACATTCTAGGCCAGACTGCTGCGACTTCGTTTGGTATAGCAATGGCTACACAGTTTGCAGTAGGTTACATTGCCACTACACTTGTTACCTCGGCCCTGCTGTCTGCACTTGCGCCCAAGCCTGACTTTGGTTCAGCTGCTGGCAGTGGTGGACTACTGGTTAACGGTAAAGGTGCTACAGAACCCGCACAGGTTGTATATGGTCAAGTCCGTAAGGGTGGTACAATCACTTTCGTTGAGTCCACTGGGGACAACAACAAGATACTGCACCAGATCATCGTACTGGCTGCACATGAAGTGGAAGAGATTGGCGACATCTACCTAAACGATGAAATCGCTACTATGTCTAACGAGGATGTTACATCTGCACCCTTCAACGGGTATATAAAGATATACAAGCACCGTGGCAACCAGACAAGTGTAAACGATGCTTTTGCAAATAGCTCAAGCACACTTGCCAACACAGTTGTCTCAGAGACATCTGCCAGTGTTGACTTTGTGGGTAAGGGATTAGCTTACTTGTACTGTCGTTTTACATACGATCAAGATGCTTTCGTTAACGGTCTGCCAGTAGTAACAGCTGTTGTTAAGGGCAAGAAGGTCACTAAGACTGTATCTGGTGTCGATCAAACACCTGTGTACTCTAACAATGCCGCTTGGGTTATCAAGGACTACTTGACATCTAACTACGGCATGAACGACGACACTAGCAATATCGACTATAGCACCTTTGAGGCAGCTGCTGACGTTTGTGACCAGACTGACATCTTATCGGACGGTACTGCGCAATACACAGTCAACGGCGTTGTAAACCTAAATCAACCCATACGAACTGTACTTGAACAGATGATGACTTCATGTGGTGGCACTCTCTTCTGGGGTGCTGGTATGTGGAAGTTGTATGCTGGTGAGTTTACTACACCAACTAAGACGTTCACACTAGATGATCTGAGGTCTGGGGTATCCCTTGACACTAGGGTTTCCTCTAGGGATAACTTCAACAAGGTCACTGGTACTTTCATTGACAAAGATCAAGACTATATAAGTGCTGACTACCCAGCTGTTTCATCCACTACCTTTTTGAATGAGGATAACGGGGTAGAGACACCACTTGACCTAGCTCTCCCTTATACCACAAATAGCTTTGCTGCACAAAGGTTGGCAAAACAACTTTTGTTCCGTAGCAGAGAACAAATCTCCTTGTCTGCTGACTTTGGTTTGGAGGCACTAGACGTTGAGGTAGGAGACTTCGTTAAGTTTCGTAACGAGCGTTACGGTTGGGGTGTAGGTGATGAGAAGACCTTTGAGGTTATAGGTTGGAGACTTAACCCTGACCCAGAGAACCTAGACCTTCGTGTTAACCTTCAACTTCGTGAGAGTAGTCAAGCTGCTTTTGGATTCTCAGTATCTGACGAACAGCAGATCGTCTCAAACAACTCAACACTTCTGAAGTACTATGATGTACCAAGCGTCGGTGTTACAGTTAGTCAGGAGTACCGTGAGGTCAACGAGAACGTAGTTAACGTCCTTGTGGTGCAAGTAACAAGTAGTGCTATCGAAAGGGTAGACTCAGTTATCCTTAAGTACAAGAAGACCTCTGATGCCAACTTCAGTTCTGTTGGCCAGACAATCCTTGTTAACGAGGGCACCTCAGCTGGTAGGTTCGAGATCGTTGGTGTTAACGCACCTCAGATCGACAAAGGTCCCATCAACTATACAGTGTCGGTCACTCCGGTTAACGCTCTTGGTTATAAGGGGACCGCAGTAACTACAACATACAACCTTACTGCTGACACTACGCCACCATCTGCCCCGGAAGAGCTCTACCATTTACTATCGGGGGGTACAATCTTCTTTAACTGGCCAGCTGTTAGCGACTTAGACTTGTCACACTATAAGCTGTACTACTCCTCTAGTAGTTCTGCTGGCTTTGGGGATGCCTCTACACTCCTTGTAGTTAGTAAGATTGCTAGGCCAGCAACAACAATTTCCTACCCAGCACTTGCAGGTAAGTTTTTTGTGTCGTCAGTTGACAAGACTGGTAACGAGAGCGCAGTGGCTGCTACAACAACTGTTGATGCATCTGAGCTACCTCAACTTGGTAACACGTTTACTCACACTGAAAGCCCCTCGTTTAGTGGCCCTAATAAGACTAACTTAACAGTGTCTAGTGGCTCCCTGTTAATGACCAGTTACTCAACCGCTGGCTCTACGGGGACATACAGCTTTTACCACAATGGAAACAACTACTTTGATGTAGGCACTTCTCGCACAGTCAGGTTGTCCTCTGCTTTAACAGTTTCTCGTAAACATCTGGATGCTGTGGGTGGAGAAGTCAACTGGGATGATATACCTGACAACTGGGACACATGGCCTGATAACTGGGATACATGGACAGACGAGACAGCCGACTTTGCTGACTTCGCTGTGGTCATACAGGCTAGGGCTGCAACTACAGTAGCTGGTTTGTCTAGCGCGCAGTGGGTAGTAGCTTCTGGTGAAGTAGTTGGTCTTTATATACAGTTTAGAGCAATCCTCTCAAACACTAATGCAAAGATAACCCCGAACATAACAGCACTTAGTGCTACAGTGGAGTATTAAAAAAAATGTCAACACACGACTTTACAATCGCTAACCAACCGGCACTGGCTGCTAGAGATGACATCAACAGGGCTCTACAGGCTTTGGCGACAAACAACAGCGGGGCTTCGGCCCCGTCTACCCCATGGGCTAATATGTGGTGGTACGATTCGGGTAATAACAAACTGTACATCAGGAATGAAAACAACACCGCTTGGATTGAGGTGGCTAACTTAGACCAAGGCGCTAGTAGATTTGAACCTGTCAACGCTGTGCCTGTAGGGGCAGTAAACACGTTTGCAATGAACGTAGCTCCCACGGGTTGGTTGGCTTGTGACGGTTCCAATGTTTCTCGTACAACCTATAGTTCCTTGTTTACTGTCGTTGGGACTACATACGGCTCTGGTGATGGCTCTACTACATTTAAAGTACCAGACTTACGAGGTGAGTTTGTCCGTGGTTGGGATGATAGTAGGGGCGTAGATACTGGTCGTGTGTTTGGTACAAGTCAGGCAGATGAGTTTAAGAGCCACAGGCATGTTGGAGGTAACCCAGACTCAGCTGGCGGTTCTTTTTACGGATTAGTTACGCCACCTAACAACACCTCAACCCCCTTTAACAGGGATGCACAAACTCCCGGTATGGTCACCAACGACAGCTACAATACAAGCCTAACAGGTGGCTCCGAAACACGCCCACGCAACTTAGCATTGCTTTACTGCATCAAGTTTTAGGAGTTCTTATGTCATACAAATTTGGTAAGCGCAGCCTACAGAGGCTCTCAGGTGTAAACCCTGATATGGTACAAGTTATGAAACGTGCCATTGAAATCAGTGAGAGGGACTTCACGATCATTGAAGGTATTCGATCTGAGGTCCGTCAACGTGAGTTGTTCAAATCTGGCAAGTCACAAACAATGAAATCACGACACCTAACAGGTGATGCTATTGACTTAGTACCTTACCCTGTGTCGTGGGAATGGGAAGACTTCTATCCGGTAGCTGATGCAGTTATCCAAGCGTGTAAGGACGAAGACATAGCCTTGCGATGGGGTGGTAACTGGAGAGTGAAAGACCTGCGTGAGTGGGAAGGGACAGCTAAAGAACTTGTGTCTGCATATGATGGCACATTTCACGATCTACCGCACTTTGAAATACCGGGGTAACTACTATGGAAGACTATCCGTGGCATCTTAACAAATCAATCCCTCTAACATTCATAATGGCAATCCTAGCTCAGACAGTAGCTCTGGTATGGTTTGTATCCTCCCTAAACAGTTCGATTGACAATAACACTAGAGACTTGATGCGCCACGAAGCTAGAATCAACGCCTTGGAGAAGGTAGTGCAACAGCAAGCTGTTACTATGGGCCGTATCGACGAGAACATAAAATCTATTCGTATGATGATGGAGAGTACACGGAATGGAAAAGATTAAATTACCTATCCTACTTGTCCTAGCTATGGCCGCACAACTCTCTGGTGGTGTTTGGTGGGTATCTCAGCAAGCTGCCACTATAGCTAACTTGGAGGAGACAGTCAGTCAACTAGGCTCTCGAATGGCTATTGAAGACAACGTAAACCTTAAACGTGATGTACTAGACAACTCTATGGAAATACAATGGGTCTTGGAAGAGATAGATGATTTGTGGGATGAGGTGGATAACTTAGCTAATACCATAGGTAAGATGACACAGCTACAGCAACGTGTCGCAATCATTGAGAACGAACTAAAGTATATCAACAGAG